TGGTTTAAACGCCAAGGGCCGAGCCTCTGCCAAAGCGCAAGGCATGAATTTGAAACCGCCCCAGCCAGAAGGAGGCTCCCGGCGAGACTCTTTCTGTGCGAGGATGAGTGGCATGAAAAAGAAACTAACGAGTGCGGAGACAGCGAAAGATCCAAACTCACGCATCAATAAAGCTTTGAGGGCTTGGAATTGTTAGACCTAAATACTATATGGACAGCAGTTTTAACTCTGTTTACAGGGCTGCTGACGTACATCGTTAAGGAAAAGTTTGAAGAAATCAAACGCCTTAACATCTTGCTAAACAGAACCCGAGAGGAGTTAGCCCGTGATTACACGACTAATGCAGAAGTGCAAAGAATTACTGACCACATTGACCAGCGCTTTAACAGGCTTGAAGCAAAAATTGACCAGCTTATTCAAGCGGGACGATAATGCCAAGCAGTAGCAAAAAGCAACACAATTTCATGGCCGCGATAGCGCATTCGCCATCGTTTGCTAAGAAAGTAGGCGTCTCACAATCCGTGGGTAAAGATTTTAATCAGGCCGATAAAGGCCGTAAATTTTCTAAAGGTGGATCTATGGCTAAGAGCGACATGAAAGAAGACATGAAGGCTGATCTAAAACAAGATAAAGCCATGATGCAAAAGGCAGTGAACAAGCACGAAGGCCGTTTGCATAAAGGTCAGCCTATGACTAAATTAGCTGGTGGCGGTACATTCCGTTCTTCTGCTAACGGTATTGCTACAAAAGGCAAAACCAAAGGTAAACAAATTAAAATGGCCGGTGGCGGCTATTGCTAAGGAGCTAACATGAGAAAACGTAAATTTGGTGATGGCGGCGAAGTTGACGCAATGGAAGAAGCTAACAACCGATCAATGGTTACGCCTCGCAAAGCAAGTATTGGCTCTAGCGATGCGGCGGCTGAAGATGAAAAACTTAATAGACGCACAATGGAACGAAGCCGAGATTTGCAAGACAGGATTTCGGCAGGTTCTGATATTGTTGGTAGACCTCAAGATGAGGGATACAGGCCAAATGCAGGTACTGCAAGGGAACGTGCTATGGCCGAAGGCGCGTATGACTCAGGTAAAATTACTGAGTCTGGAGATCAAGGTTTTGGTGGCCCCGGCTCTAGTAGAACCGTAAAAGCTACACCTAAAGCCGCTCCTAAAGCCGCCCCTAAAGCTGAATCTAAGCCCGCTCCTAAAGCCGAGTCTAAGCCCGCCCCTAAAGCAGCTTCTACTGACGTAACCAAAATGTCTTTGACAGAACGCGCTAAAGCAAACCGCGATAGCGCCAGAAGTGGTAGTGGTACAACCGATAGACGTTCCGTTGGTGAGCGTTTGCGTTCCGCTTTTGCTGGTAAAGACCGTGGTGGAAACAGCGTTGATTTTGCTGGTTCTGGCTTAGGCATGAAACGCGGCGGGTCTGTAAGTTCAGCTTCTCGTCGTGCTGATGGTATTGCTAGCAAAGGCAAAACCAAAGGAACAATGATTGCCATGAAACGTGGCGGAAAGTGCTAAATCATGCCAATGACACCCGCAGCCGCAAAAAAGTACAAGCCTCGCCGTCCTGATGTCACTATTGATGATGTCGTTACGCCTGAGACCCGCGCAAAAATGCAAGAAGCTAAAGCAGAAGCCGCTGATGCCAAAGCCTCTGCTGACAATGAAGCCGCTTATAACAAAGCCTCAAACCTAAAAAAGGGTGGTATGACTTCTAAGTTCATGTCATTCTCTAAAACAGGTAAGCCTGCTGGAATGAAAAATGTTACAAAAATGGCTAATGGTGGCTACGTTCGTGCAGCCGATGGCGTTGCTCAGCGGGGTAAAACTCGCGGAAAGATGTGCTAAATCATGATGCCTAGCCGTGGAATGGGAGCCGTTCTTCCATCTAAGATGCCAAGCGGAAAGCGTAAAGCTCGCCGCGATAGCACTGACTTTACGCAGTATGCTGAAGGTGGGGCTGTTGGCCTTTATGCCAACATTAACGCCAAGAAAAAGCGTATAGCCGCTGGCTCTAACGAGAAGATGCGTAAGCCCGGTGCTAAAGGCGCTCCTACTGCTGACGCTTTTGTTCAATCTGCAAAGACGGCTAAAAAATGACCACTACCGGAACCACACTCTTTAACATGGACTTCACGGAGATCGCCGAGGAAGCGTGGGAGCGTGCGGGCCGGGAGATGCGTTCTGGTTACGACTTGCGTACAGCACGTCGTTCTATGAACCTGATGACTGTTGAGTGGCAGAACAAGGGCATCAACATGTGGACGATGGAGCAGGGAATCATTAACTTGACTCCCGGTTTGGCCACGTACGCGCTGCCAACTGACACCATTGATTTGTTAGAACACGTTATTCGCACTGGGTCTAATACTGCGTCTACGCAAGCAGACTTAACAATCTCGCGTATTAGTGTTTCTACCTACGCCACCATTCCAAATAAACTTAGCCAAGCTCGTCCAATTCAAGTTTGGATTCAGCGTTTGTCTGGCGAAACTAACCCAACAAATGCAGTTTTGGTGGGCGCAATTACAGCAACAGACACCACACTTACGCTTAACACCATAGTGGGTTTAGCTGGCTCAGGTTTTATTCGACTTGGCACTGAAGATATTTACTACACATACGTATCAGGGAATACCCTAGGTGGTGTATTCCGTGGTCAGAACAACACAACAGCAGCCGCTCAAGCCGATGGTACTGCGGTATTTGTACCTCAACTTCCCGCCGTAACGGTCTGGCCTACACCAGATAACAGCACCCCGTACCAATTTGTGTACTGGAGACTTCGCCGAGTGCAGGACGCTGGCGCTGGTGTCGAGACTGCTGATATGAACTTTCGCTTTTTGCCAGCTTTGGTAGCTGGTTTGGCGTACCACATTGCAATCAAAGTGCCAGAGTTGATGCCCCGTATTGAGATGCTTAAGCAGATTTATAACGAAACGTTTGAAATTGCTGCTGGTGAAGACCGTGAAAAAGCCCCGCTTCGTCTTGTTCCTAGACCAATGTTTATTGGAAGCGGCGGAGGTTACTAATGGGTAATCGGTTTGCATCCGGCAAGATAGCGATTGCTGAATGTGATCGTTGTGGGCAGCAGTACAAATTAAAGCAGCTTAGAACTGAAATTATTAAGCAACGTAAGTACGAGTTATTGGTTTGCCCTGAGTGTTGGGATCCAGATCAACCTCAGTTGATGTTAGGTACGTTCCCTGTGGACGACCCGCAAGCTCTGCGCAACCCTCGTAAAGATACAACCTACGTAACTTCTGGTGTAAATGCTAATGGCAATTTGTCAGGTGGTTCACGAGACATTCAGTGGGGGTGGCAGCCCGTAGGCGGGGCGAGTAATTTTGATGCGGGTCTAACCCCAAACTACTTGGTGGCAACGACATTTGTTGGTACAGTATCTATATCTTGAAGGAGATTAAAATGGCATATACACGATCAGCCGACGGCATTGCTAAAAAAGGCAAAACCGAAGGTAAAAATCTAGGTGACAGTGGCCCCACAGCTAAAGAAACAATGGGTGGTAAGGGTAAAGGTAAGGGTAAAACCAATGCCGATATGCTGTCTATGGGTCGTAACTTGGCAAAGATTGCCGCACAGAAACGAGGCTAAATCATGGCTGTAAACAACAAACCCGCATCGGCCTATGCAGGCCGTGCCAAAGAAGGCTTGGCTCAGTTAGCGGCTCGCCCCGATGAGAGCGATGCTTCTACAGTCAATATGTCTGTTGGCAATATTACTCGTCGTCCACAGCCAGCAGCTAAAACTTCTGGCATCAAAATTCGTGGTACTGGCGCAGCTACTAAAGGCGTAATGGCACGAGGCCCAATGGGTTAAACATGAATTACACCCAGCTTGTCACGCAGGTAAACGATTACTGCGAGAACTCTTTCCCAACTGACAATATGAATGTGTTCATTCGTCAGGCGGAGCAGCGCATCTATAACACCGCGCAGCCAGCTAACTTGCGAAAGAACGTGACAGGCATATTGACAACCGGCAATAAATACCTTCAGTGCCCCTCTGATTTCCTGTCGGTATATAGCCTTGCTGTATATCCGTACAACACCACAACTGCCACAGGAACATCTGGGCAAAAAACAATTGTGGTTGCAAGTACGACAGGTATTGCAGTAGGCCAGCAAGTAACGGGTACAGGGATTGGCACTAACGCACAGGTTCGTAGCATTGCCAGCACAACCATTACTTTGACTGTTGCAAACTCTGGTACGGTGTCTGGGTCTGTAATCTTCCAAGGCGACTATCTGTATCTGTTGAACAAGGACGTTAACTTCATCCGTGAAGCATATCCTTTGTCGGCATTTGCATCTGAGCCTAAGCACTACGCCATCTTTGGCCCCCGCTCGGACGATGTGAATGAGTTGACGTTCATTGTTGGCCCAACACCCAGCGCAGCCTATAACGCAGAGCTTCACTACAACTACTACCCCGAGTCTATTGTCACCGCCCAAACCACTTGGCTGGGTGATAATTTTGATTCTGTGTTGCTGTATGGGACTATCTGCGAAGCTTACACCTACATGAAGGGTGAAGAGGGCATGGTCAAATTGGCTCAAGATCGCTATGTACAGGCTGTTGCTTTGTATAAAAACTTGGCAGATGGTAAACAACGTGCTGATGCTTATCGTGACGGTCAACTTAGAACGGCTGTTTCATGAGTAGCATTCTCCAAACCCAGACAACAAGCTTTAAAACGCAGTTGTACACGGGCGTTCACAATCTATCCACGGATACATTAAAGATTGCTCTGTACACAGCCAATGCCAATTTAAACGAAGCTACCACCATTTACACGACAAGTGGTGAAGTGACGGGCACAGGTTACACGGCTGGCGGCGTACTCCTGACAGGGGTCACGATTAACTCTTCTGGGTTTACAGCTTATGTAGATTTTGCTGATGTGGTGTTTAACGCCTCAGTAACTGCTCGTTGTGCCTTGATCTACAACGTCACTCAAGGCAACAAATCCATCGCAGTTTTAGATTTCGGGTCTGACAAGACTTCTACCAATTTCACCATCACAATGCCTGCTAATACAGCTTCAGCAGCGTTGATTCGTTCTTCTAATTAAGGAGTCAATATGACCACGGAAAAACTCAAAGTAACCGACCACATTTCTAGCGGTTTTATTGCCGGTACTCAGTCAGGCGAACAAGCCAGCGCTACAGGCGTTTACCACATTGAATGCCACGATAAAGACGGCAAGCTCAAGTGGTCTGCTGATTCTAAGAACTTGGTAGTTAACGCTGGTCTGGCTTACATGGCTGGTACTGCTTTGACTTCAGTGACCCAGATTACTACTTGGTACATCGGCCTATACGGTGCTGGTGCATCTAATACGCCTGCGGCTGGCGACACGATGTCTTCCCATGCTGGTTGGACTGAGGTTGTGCCTTACAGCAATGCAACCCGTGTGGCGGCTACGTTTGTAACGGCTACGACTGCTAACCCTTCTGTGGTGACTAATGCGGCCTCTCCTGCTACGTTTAACATCAACGCAACTTCCACTGTTGGCGGTGCGTTCTTGACCAGCGGTAGTGCTAAGAGTGGCACAACAGGTACATTGTTCTCAGCGGCTGACTTTAGTTCGCCCGGTGATCGCTCGGTGGTTTCTGGCGACATTATCTCTGTTACCTACACGTTCAGTTTGGCTGCTTGAGGTCTAAATGGCTGAAGGCGGCTGGGGTTCTGGCACATGGGGTCAGGCTGGCTGGGGTGATTCAGTCTATGACCGGAGTGTTGCTGAAACTGCGACAGGGACAGATGCCACTTCTTCAGTTGTTAGTGTGCAA